CTACAAAAATAGAAACCGCAGTTTTTGCCGTTGCTCAAAAGGTCAGCATCCGAGCGGGTTTAGTCGCCCGCGTTCATGTGCCGGTTGAGGCCGGTGCCGATCCGGTCAGCGTTGAGGGAGGACTCGGGATGATGTCACTTTCCGGCGTGTTGCTCGGCCTCATCAACATCGCGATCTACGTCGCGATCCTGGTGCTGGTCGGCCTCATCATCGTTTGGTTTGCGAGCTGGCTTAACTTTGCCATCCCGCAAAACATCCAGCGCATCTACATGGTGATCGTCGCCTTGATCGCGCTTTATCTGATCTTGGCGTTGCTGTTCGGTCTGCCGGTGCCGGGGCCGATCCGCTTAGTCGGTCGGCATCATGCGATGGTGATGTGAATGGTGGTTCCGACCAAGCTCAAGATATTGCGCGGCAATCCTGGCGACCGTCCGATCCTGCCCGAGCCCGAGCCGCAAACCTTCAACAGCATTCCGCCGCCGCCCGATTATCTCGACGCGGAGGCCGCCGCCGAGTGGCGCAAGCTCGCGCCCGAGCTGGTGCGGATCGGCTTGCTGACGCTGGCCGATGTGACGGCATTCGGGTCCTATTGTCAGGTCGTGGGCCGTTGGATCAAGGCCGAGCGCGCGCTCAATGGTCAAGAATTGGTGATTCAAACCGAGGACGGTGCCAGCACCAAGGTCAATCCGTTGGTGCACGTCGCCGCGTCGGCGCAACGCGATCTGATTGCCGCCGCCGGGCAATTCGGCATGACGCCAGCGGGCCGGGCCCGGCTCAACGCGGGCATCACGCGACCGCCGAAAAAGTTTAGCGGGCTCGTCGCCAGCTAACCATGCTCGCTAAGCCACGGCGTTCGGCAAAGGGCAAAAAGCGCGCCGCCGACGTGATCGCGTTCATCGAAAAGCTGACCGTTCCATCCGGCAAGGGCGAGGGCCAGCCGTTCAAGCTGGAACGCTGGCAGAAAGATTTTATCCGCGACATCTATGAGCCGCACACCGAGGACGGTCGGCGCGTGGTGCGGCGCGCGATCCTGTCGATGGCGCGAAAGAACGGTAAGACCGCGCTGATCGCGTGCATCGTGCTGGCGCATCTGATCGGGCCCGAGCGCATCAACAACGGCGAGATATATTCCGCCGCCAATGATCGCGATCAGGCGGCGATCATTTTCAAATTTGCGCGGCAAATCGTCGAGCGCGAGCCCGAGCTGTTGTTGCAAGTCGACATCGTGAAATCGACCAAGACCATGATCGGGCGATCAACCGGCTCGGTGTATCGCGCGGTTTCAGCCGAGGCCGGGACCAAGCACGGCTATCTCCCGAGCGTGGTGATTTATGACGAACTGGCGCAAGCCAAGAATCGCGACCTTTATGACGTGCTGGATACCTCGTTTGGTGCGCGCGCCGAGCCGCTGTTTATTACGATCTCGACGCAGAGCAACGATCCCGAGCATATCCTGTCGCAATTGATCGACGACGGGCTCGCCGGTCATGACCCGAGCATCGTTTGCCATCTGCACGCCGCCGACGAGGATTGCGACCTTGGCGATCAGCGGCAATGGAAACAAGCCAACCCGGCGCTCGGCACGTTCCGCGACCGCGCCGATCTGGCGGCGGCCATCGGCAAGGCCAAGCGGATGCCCGCCGACGAGCCCAAGGTGCGAAACCTGTTGCTGAATCAGCGGGTGTCGCCCGCCTCGATCCTGATCAGCCGCGCCGAATGGATGGCGTGCGCTGGTAACGTATCGTTTCAACCCGGTGAGGATGTATTTCTTGCGCTCGACCTATCGAACACGCTCGACCTGTCGGCTTTGCTCATGGGCTCGGCGGATGATGTCGCGCGGGTCCAGCCGTTTTTCTGGAAGCCCGGCGAACAGCTCGCCGAGCAAAGCTTTCGAGATTTCGGGTCGGGCAACCATCGCTATGTCGAATGGAAAGACGCTGGACATATCGAGGTCACCGACGGGCGATCTATTGATCGGGCCGCCATCGCAAGGCGGATCGCCGAGCTAAGCGGGCGCTACAATGTGCGCGCGCTGGTTTATGACCGCTGGCGGATCGAGGACCTGTTGCGCGAGCTGGATCACATCGGGCTGGAGGCGTTCAAGGCCGAGCCCGAGCCCGACGACGGCAAGCCGATCAAAGCCATTCCGCGATCCGGATTGCGCTTGGTGCCGTGGGGCCAAGGCTTCAAGGACATGGCCCCGGCCATCGACGCGCTGGAGTCCGCCGTGATCGAGCGCAAGCTGATCCATCCGAATAACCCGTGCCTGAATTGGAACATGGCGAACGCCGTCGCGGTGATGGACCCGGCGGGTGGCCGCAAGCTCGACAAGGACAAGAGCCGGTTCCGCATCGATGGTGCGGTCGCGCTGGCGATGTTGATGGGCTACCGCGCCCGCGCCCGGATGCGGCCCAAGGTCGATCTCGAAACCCTGATCGGGTGAGCCGCAATGAAAACGGTGACGCTGCGCGGCATGGTGAGCTGGTTCGGCGGCCCCGAGGATATGGGCGTGTCGCCGTCGGAAGGGCTGGCGTTCATCTATCATGTCGAAACCGCGCCGCATCTGTTTTTAGCGACGCAGCCCATCGGCACCACAGGGCTCGCGCGGCGGCTCAATCCGTCGGTGCCGTTCATCGCGTGCCGGTGGGATTATGATGTGCACTCGAAAGAGTTTTTGGCGAGCATGAAACACGTGGCGCTGGTCACCGCGCCCAAGACCGGGCGGCGGTTCCGCGCTTGGCCCGCCGATTGGGGGCCGCACGAAACCACGGGCCGCGTCGCCGATATCAGTTTCGGCTTGATGGAATATCTCGGTATCGATACCGACGACGAGGTCGAGGTCGAGTTTCCCGCGCTGGTGCGGTGGCCGAAACACTCGCCGTCAGTCTAGGCAAAACCTATTCGTCTTGAACCTGAGCCTTTGGCATCACCTTGCTTTGCCGGGCGGACGATCTTCACTTCCTTGTTTTGATATTTAGCCATAGTGCGTTTCCTCAATCGGCTTGATTGCCGTGCCCGGGCATAACGCTCATGCAACCCCGATAGTTTCGTTGATGGTGCAACTCAAAAAGGAAACGCTCGATGAAATATGTTCTCCCTGTTCTGGCTGCGCTGGCGCTGTTGGTTGTTCCGGCGCAAGCCGACGTGATTCTCGACCCGCATCTGAGCGGGACCGGCGACAATGTTATTTTCGATAGCGTCAGCGGCAACATCGCGGTCGGCCACCTCAACGGCCAGCACGTCGACGTTGTCGATTTCACCAACCTCGGCAATACGATTTTCAGCGGTGCGGCCAACGGCAACGATATCAAGATCACCAACACCAACGACCTCAAGGTCCAGGTGTTCGATCCGACGAATACCTTTGTGGTCGGGACCTTCACGCAAGTGTTTTCGTTGAAGGGCGACGGCCACGTGTTCCTGTCGGTGATCGCCACGGATGGCACGTTTAACTTTGACCTCGGCACCATCAGCCCAAGCGCGCAATCCGGGTTCACGCTGAGCGCCATCAACGGCGAGGTGATGACCTCGATGACGTTGCTCGATGTCGGCGGCACCATCACCGACTTTGAACACTATCGCATCGACGTGGCACCGCTGGCGGTGCCGGGACCCGTGGCCGGTGCTGGCATCCCGGGGCTGATCGCGGCGTGCGGAGTGATCGCGTTTGCCAAGCGACGGCGTCGCCAACCCGTGACGAGCTAGACCTACCTCCCGGGGCACAAAGCTCGTCGCCGTAGCGTGCGGGCCGTCCCCACGACGGCCCGCACACCGGATTTACAATAACTAGTTTTTACTAGTTTTTGTTATTGACTTGCGTTTGGTGGGAACGGCGCGGATTGCGGCGAGCGCGGCGCGCCCGGTCAACGGCATCTTGCGCCGCTCGTCAGCCTCGGCCTTTTTGCGCGCCGCTGTCATCCGCTCGGCGATCATCGGGTCGGCGCGGTCGAGGAACGACGGCACCTTAAGCGGATCGTCGGCACGGGTCGGCGTTACCGGCTCTTGCTTGGTGGGCACGGTGACGCTGACCGCTTTCGCTGGTGTTGACGGTAGCGGCGGCGGCGCTACGGACAGCCGCCGCCGTTGTTTTTCGAGCTTAGCAAGTTTGTTTGCGGCGATGATAAGCCGCCGCCGCCATCGCGCCATCGCGGCATCGATGTCGGTAAGCTTTTCGCTGTTGGTCTGCATCGCGTGACTCCTTGTCGTTCGCCGCGTGACCATCACGCGACAAAATAATTTTACGACACCTTGCTGCACACGTGCTGCGCGAACTCCGCGGCGTTGAAATTTCTTCAACGATCACGTTTGCGATTTTCAAAAAGCTCAAACAAAAAAATTTGCATTCGTGCTTTTCACGGCACCGCTCGCGCACGCGCGCACAAGTTGAAAACAACCAGGCACAACGGAGTGAAAACATGCCGCTGGCAATCATCGACGGCCCGACCATCGCGCGAGGCGAATCGCTTTCCGACGGCATCGATTGTTCGTCGGGTGAGATCGTGCGGATCACCGTGCCGCAAGAGTTTACCCAAGCGAACCTGACGTTTCAGGTTTCGACCGACGGCAATTTTTACAACGACCTGTTCGACGACGACGGCGACGAAATCACCGTGGTCGCCGAACCGGACGCGGCGGTTTACATCACGCGGCATTGGGTCCGCGCCGTGGCGTTCCTCAAGCTGCGTTCGGGTTCGCGCGATGCGCCGGTCGAGCAACGCGAGGATTGCAAATTTGCCATCGCGGTGTTGACGCCATGAAGCCCGCCGGGCTGGTCCGCAAGGCCGAGATGGTCGAGCCCGAGGACGATGAAAGCTATTACGATTTCATGTCGCGTTGCGTCGACGACGAGGGCAACGACGAGGATGCCTGTCAGCTCGCATGGGATGACAAGGCTGGCGACGGCGCGGTGGTGCACAAGACCAGCCACGCCTCGAAAGCCGACGGGCTCGATTTTATTCTGAGCGACGAGACGCCGGATCGGTTCGGCGATGTGATCTCGGCGGATGGATGGGTGCTCGACAATTTCAAGAAAAACCCTATCGCGCTGTTCGGTCATAGCTCCAGTTTTCCAATCGGCAAATGGCAAGGGCTGCACGTCAAGGACGGCGCGCTGCGCGGCCATCTGCAAATTGCCCCGGCGGGCACCAGCGACCGCATCGACGAGATTCGCAAGCTGGTCGAGGCCGGGATATTGCGCGCGGTGTCGGTCGGCTTTGTGCCGATTGAAAAAAAGACCATCGACGCGCGCGCCGACGATTTTTTCGGCCCGTTCAAATACCTCAGACAAGAATTGGTCGAAACCTCGCTGGTTTCGATTCCGGCCAACCCGAACGCCTTGGCTGTCGCCAAGTCGCTCAAGGTTTCCGACGACACGATCCGCATGGTGTTCGCCAAGCACGGCGACAACGGCACCGCGCGGGCGCGTTCGGCGGCTCATCGGCAAGCACGCCAAAACGTCACGACACCATCACAAGGCAAAGCCATGACGCTTGCACAACGCATCAAGGATGCCGAACAACGCTTGCTCGAAAGCAAGGACAAGTTGTCGGCCCATCTGGAGAAATCCGACGACAGCAACGTGACCGAGGCCGATCTTGAGGCCCGGCAATCGATCAATAACGAAATCATTAACCGCGAGCGCACGCTCGATTCGCTCCGCGAATCCGAGAGGCACCTCGGCACCACCAGCGAGGACGGCGGGCGCACCGTGGTCACGAGGTCGTCGGTTCCGGCGGTGGCGAACGGCAGCACCGCGCTGACGCAGCCGCGCCCGTTTAGCGTGCCAGCGAAAAAGATGGCCCCGCTCGATTTCCTGGTGCGGGCCGGTGCCATTCAAATCCTGGCGCACCGCGACCGCAAGCCGCTCGACGATGTCCGCCGCGCCATCTATGGCGACGACGAGGCAACCCGGGCGGTGCTGGATTGGCAGACCAAGGCCGCCGCCGCAGTTGCCATGACCACGACGGTCGGATGGGCCGCCGAGCTGGTGCAACAGATCGTCGTCGACTTCATGTCGACGCTGACGCCGAAAAGCGTGTTTCCGCGCCTGTCGAGCGCGGGGCTGTCGCTTTCGTTCGGACGCAACGGCAAGATCATCATCCCGACGCGCTCGCGCACGCCAACCATCGCGGGCTCGTTCGTCGGTGAAGGTCTGCCGATCCCGGTGCGGCAAGGTGCGTTCACCTCGCAAACACTCACGCCGAAAAAGATGGGCGTGATCACCACATGGACTCGCGAGATCGACGAGCACAGCGTGCCCGCCATCGAAGGCTTGCTGCGCGATGCGATCCAAATGGATACGGCAGTCTCGCTCGATGCCGTGTTGCTCGACGCCAACCCGGCGACGACGGTGCGCCCGCCCGGCATCCTGAACGCTGTTTCGGGGCTGACGCCAACCGCTGGCGGCGGCTTCAACGCGCTGGTCGGCGACATCAAACAGCTCACCAATGCGTTGTTGACCGGCACGCTCGGCAACATCCGCAGCCCGGTATGGTTGATGAATCCGGCACAGGTCAACAGCATCGGCCTTGTCGCGGCCCCGGGCGCGGGCGTGTTCCCGTTCCGCGACGAGATCGGTCGCGGCACGCTTGGCGGCTGGCCGGTGATCGATTCCGGCACGGTGCCGATCAACACCGTGATCGTGGTCGACGCTGCCGATTTCGTCAGCGTATCCGGTGACGCGCCGCGCTTTGAGATCAGTGATCAAGCGACGCTGCACATGGAGGACACCACGCCGACCGACATCAGCACAGCGGGCACGCCCGCCGTGGTGGCGTTCCCGGCCAAGTCGATGTTCCAAACCGACAGCATGGCGCTTCGCTTGGTCCTGCCGATCAATTGGTGTCTGCGCCGTACCGGCGTGGTCGCTTGGGTCGCTGGCGTTACGTGGTAGGCGCTTAGCCGTTCACATCATCACAGCAACAAGGAACCAAACCAATGACCGACAACGATTACACGGCCGCCGCCAAGAAAAGGCTGGCGGACGAAAAGACCGCCCGCGAAAAGGCGGCCAAGGATCACGCCAAGATGGCGAGCGAAACCAAGCCGACGCCGACGCAAGAGGAAAACGACCTTGCGGCGTTGGGCGTGCACCTCGACGAGCATGAACCGGACGGCTCGCCGCCCGATCCGAACGTGCCACAAGACAAGGACGCGCCGCACAACAAGGCGATGGAAAGCAAGCCAAGCGGCGGCTACCAGACTCGAGCCGCGACGCCGCCGAAAGCATGACGGTTCGCGGTTTTCTCACACGTGTTGCGGGCCAGCTCACCGGCAAAGCCGCCGAGGGCGACTATCGGGCTGGCCCGTACTATCTGCCGGTGACCGGCGGTTGGTTGCCCGACGGCTCACCGGATAATTGGTGGCAGCTCGGCATCAACCCGACCAGCGGCGGCCAAGGCGCGATGGTCGAGGCTTGCGTGTCGGCCTATTCGCAAACCGTGGCGATGTGCCCGGGCGATCATTGGCGATTGCAGGACAACGGCGGACGCGAGCGGGTCACGACCTCGGCGCTGTCGCGGATATTGCGGCGGCCCAACGACTATCAATCGATCTCGGATTTTCTATTGAACGCGACGCGCGGGCTGTACCTGACCGGCAACGCTTATGCGCTGGCGCTGCGCAACGACCGCTATGAGATCGATGAGCTGCATTTGATGAATCCCGATTTGAGCTATCCGCGCGTCGCCTATGATGGCGAAATTTTCTATGCGCTCGGCGGCAACGATGTCCTGGCGCGCCGCCTCGGCTCGCTTGAACAATTGATCGTGCCGATGCGCGACGTGCTGCACATCCGCTTGCATATCGTGCGCAGCCGGTTTCCGACTCCGCTGGTCGGCGAGTCGCCGATTGTCGCGGCTTATAACGACATCGCGGTGAGCGGGGCCATCGCGCAGCAACAGGCGCAATTCTATCGCAACGAGGCGCGCCCGAGCGCGGTGTTGTCGACCGATCTGGTGCTTGACAAGGATCAGGTCGACGCGCTGCGCGACAAATGGAACGCGCAAAGCAAGGGGATGAACCGGGGCGGCACGCCGATCTTGACGGCGGGCCTCAAGGTGCAGCCTTGGGCGGTCGCGGGCAAGGACGCCGCCACCGCCGAAATGCTCAAGCTGTCGAACGAGGCGATTGCGCTGGCGTTCCGCATTCCGATGCCAATCCTTGGGCTCAATACCGGCGCGGTCAATTCGACCGAAAGCCTGATGCAGCAATGGAAAGCCTCGGGCTTGGGCTTTGCGCTCAATCACATCGAGGAAGCCCTCGGCTTGCTGTTCGATCTCAAGGGCCAGCCCGACGAATACGTCGAACTTGATACGGCGGCGTTGCTGCGCTCGGCGTTCAAGGATCGCATCGAAGGGCTGGCGCGCGCGGTGCAGGGCGGCATCTATGCGCCCGACGAGGCGCGGGCGCTTGAGGGTTACGCCAAGGTGCCGGGCGGCTACGGCAAAGAGCCGCGCGTGCAGCAACAGGTCGTACCGCTGTCGGCGGCGGAAAACATACCGGCGGCACCGGGGCCCGGCGCACCGCCGCCCGCACCGCCGAGCGCCGCCAAGGCCGAGCAACCGAAACAACAGGGCTTGACCGATGCAGACCGAAATCGAATCCGCCGCCAGATCAGAGCTGCACACCGAGTCAATCGGCTCGCTGGCTGATCTGGTCGTCGAGGAAATCGCGGCGGCGGCGGGTCAGGCCGAGCGCGAGCGCGATCTGTTGCTCGGCAAAAAGCTCGCCGAGCATGAGTTGCGTTTGATGCAGCTCGAAACCGCCATCCGCAACCGGCTGGCCGAGCTGCGCGATGGCGAGAAAGGTGAACGCGGTGAAAAAGGCGAGCAAGGCGAAAAAGGCGAGGCGGGCCAAGCTGGCGCGCCGGGCGCGAAAGGCGATCAAGGTGATCAAGGCAATCCGGGCGAAAAGGGCGAAGCGATCACCGGGCCCGCTGGCCGCGACGGAATAGACGGCAAGGACGGCGCACCGGGCGAGCGCGGCGAGCGCGGGTTGCCCGGCGAGCCCGGCGTCGATGGCCGTTCGTTCAATATGCGAAAGACCTACGATCCAGCGGAAAAGTATTTCCAAAACGACGTGGTGACGCTCAATGCGACTTGGTTTGTCGCCCGCAAGGACGATCCGGGCACGTGCCCCGGTGCCGATTGGAAGGCCGGGCCGGTTGGTAAGACCGGGCCAAAGGGCGAGCCCGGCGCGCCCGGCGAACCGGGCAAAGTGCGCGACGTGGTGTCGTGGGATGTCGACCGCAAGCGGTTTCAAGCGGTGCCGATTCTGAGCGATGGCAGCAAGGGCCCGCCGCTCAATCTGCGTCCGCTGTTTGAACAATTCCAGGCCGAGGTCGGCTGATGCAATCGACCATCGTCGTCACCGTACCGGCGACATCGATCGATCTGATCAAGCTCGACGAGCTCAAACGCGCGCTCAACCTGACCAGCACGACACAAGACGAAATGCTGTCGGACCTGATCACGCGGGTGTCGGCAGAAATTGCGGCTTACTGCAATAACCGGGTGTTCGGTTTCGAAACGGTGGTCGAGACGTTCACCGAGATTCCCGCCGACACGCGGCGGCTGTTCCTGGCGCGCTATCCGATTGCGGTCGATACCGGCATCACCTCGATCAATAACGGCGACGCCGCGCTGACCTATCCCGATGGCATCTTGCTGGATTCATTGTGGGGCAAGCTGACCTTGCCGAACGGCAGCGGGTTCGTCGAGCAAACCGTGGTCAGCTATTCCGGCGGCTACAATCTGCCCGACGAGGCCCCGCCCGCGCTGAAACAGGCGGCGGTGATGCTGATGCGGGAGGCTTACTATTCGACGATCCGAGGCGACGCCACGGTGCGGATGATCGCGCACAAGGAAAGCCGCATCATCTATTTCGATCCGAACGTGTTGGCAAAGGCCAGCGGCGGCGGCTCGCACGGCTCACCGGCACAGCGCGCCGCCGCCGACCTGTTGACGCATTTCACACGGTACGAGGCTTGAATGGCCGAGCGGGTGATCAATGTTTCGATCAGCCCGTCGACCGAACAGATCAAGGCATGGCTGACCAAGGCGCTGTTGAAGGACCTCGAGGGCAAGCATCCCGACGAGGTTGTTGTGTTGAAGGGTCAGCGCAAACGCTGGCGCAAAAAATACAGCGACGATGATCTCGTCAACATCGTCACCGCGCGCGACAGCGATGTTTGCAAGGCGTGCCTCGAAATGGCGCAACATAGCCCCTACCGCTACGGCGAAGCCAAAAAGCAATTGCCGCATCATCCCGGCTGTCGCTGCCAGATCGCCTCGCTGCACGTTCACGATGCGGGCTATCTGCGCCAGCCGACCTTCAAAAAGGTGCGGAAGTATCTGCGCGCCGCGCTCAAGGAATCGGTCAAACACCACGGCAAAAAGGTGCCGCAGCGTGGCGCGACGATCAAAGGTCTGCGCCGCAAGCGGCGGCGGTTTGTCGCGCCGAGCGGCTTTCGCTCGATCAGCCTCTATCGACGCAAGGGCAAATGATGCCGATTGATTTTTCCGATCAGCTCTATGTGCATACCCAAGACACCTACGGGCGCGCGATCTCGATCACGCCCGGCGTCAGCCAGCCCGGCGGGCCCGACTATGTGGCGCGCGGCATTCTCGACACCAAGGACATCGATGTTGTCGCGCTCGACGGCTCGATCATTTCCGAACAGCACACCATTTTGGACATCCGCGAGGCCGAGTTTGGCATCCTGCCGATGCAGGGCGATCAAGTCGCGATCCCGGGCGATAGCGGTCTGCCCGACGCCGGGCTGTGGGAAATCATCGACGTGGTGCGCAACGGCGGCGGCGAGACAACGCTGACGCTGCGCAAGGTGATGGCGGCAAGCAAGCCGTCGTTGAAATTGGTCAAGGCGAAATGACGCAAACGCCCGCGCTGATCGCGCGCGATATGATGTTTGATCGCGTGTTTGCGATGCCGTTTTTTGCGGGCTTTACCTTTGCCAAGACCAAGGCGCTGCGCATTCAGGTCGACAATATCCCGTATTGCGGCGTCTATCTGATCAACGAGCTGTGGTTGCCGGAAGGCGATTCCAACGCGGGCGACATCCGGTTTAAGGACAGCGCGCGGATCGGCTTTTCGGTGGTGGTGCTGGACAACGATTCCGAGGACGGCGAGGCGACACTCGATCAGGCGTTTCAAACAATCACCGAGGGTTTGCTGACCGACACCACGCTGACCGGCTTCAATAATCAGATCCTGCAAGGCGTCACGCGCGGCGAGCGGCTGCACGTGTTTGGCTCGGTGGCGCTCGACAACGAAACGCCGTTGCTTGAAATGCAATTCGACATGACCGCCGATCTCGGCGTCGCAATCTTTAAGCCGGTGATCACCGACGACCTCGAACGAGTCCACGTGACGGCGCGTCCGATCCAAAACCCGGATGCGCCGCCGGTCGAGATGCAATGGGAAATCGCAACACAACGCAAACGAGGCACCAATGGCAAAAATCAGGGTTACACCAAATCGCGACGATCTGCCGCCGCATCCGATTGACGGCAAGCTGCCGCCCGACGGCGGGCTTTGGACCGCCGATCAATACACGTTCCGGCTGATCCGCGACGGCGACATTGCCGAGGTGGTCGAGCCGGAAGCCAAGGCCGCGCCACCGCCGCCCGATCACGACAAAACGAAAAAACCACGCTGACCAACCGGGCCGCATCGAGCGGCCCTTTTCTTTTGCCCTAACCGACGGAGTCGCCAATGCCGATCTCGTTCAACAACATTCCGCAAGGCTGGAAATTGCCGCTGATCTACATCGAGGTCGACCCGTCGCAAGCGGGCACGCCGACCTCGCAGAAATATGCCTTGCTGGTCGACTACAAGATCGCGAGTGGCTTGGCACCGCAGGACGTGCCGATAGCGTGCGGCTCGGTGGCCGACGCGCAAAGCTTGGCGGGGCTCGGCTCGCCGCTCGCCCGCATGTATGAGCGGTTTTTTCAGATCAACAAATCAACGCCCGTGCTGTTGCTGCCGATTGCCGAACCGGCGGCGGGCGTGGTCGCGACCGGCGCGATCACCATCACGGCGGGGCCAACACAATCCGGCACGCTGTCGCTTTATATTGCCGGGCAATCGGTCGACGTGAATGTCGCCGCTGGCGACACGCCGACCATCGTCGCAACCTCGATCAAGGCGGTGTGCGACACGCTGCCGTTGCCGGTGACGGCCACGGTGGCCGCTGGCGTGGTCACGCTGACCTCGAAATGGAAGGGCCAGACCGCCAACGACATCCGCGTCGACCTTAACGTGTTGGGCCCGAACGGCGGCGAGGTCACGCCCATCGGGCTGACGCTGACCCTGCCAGCCAACGGCACCTTGGCCGGGGGCACCGGCACGCCGGTTTGGACAAACGCCATCGCGGCGTTGGGCGACGAGCCTTATGAATATGTGGCGCTCGGGATGAACGACACCGGATCGCTGACCGCTTGGGAAACCGAATACGGGTTTTCCGATTCCGGTCGGTGGGGCTGGCTGCGCGAGTCCTACGGTCACGTCATGACGGCAAAGCGCGACACCTATGCCAACCTGTTTAGCTATGGCCCGACCAACAATTCGGGCGTGATGTCGATCATCGCGTTTGAGCCGTCGTCACCGTCGCCGATCTATGAGTGGATCGCGGCTTATGCCGCCGAGGCCGCCAAGGCGCTATCGATTGACCCGGCCCGCCCGTTGCAAACCCTGACGCTCGACGGCGTGATGCCCGCGCCGAAAAATTTGCGCTTTAACAAGACGCAAACCAACGCGCTCGCTGGCATCGGGCTCGCGGTGCAGATGACCAACGCATCGGGTGTGCCGACCATCGCCCGCGAACAAACGACCTATCAGAAAAACACGCTCGGCCAAGCCGACAACGCCTATGAATTGATGACGACGCTGGCAACGCTGGCCGAGCTGTTCCGGCGGATGCGGCAAGCCATCACCAACAAATATCCGCGCCACAAGCTCGCCAACAACGGCACGCGGTTCGGGCCCGGTCAGGCCATCGTCACGCCGAACATCATCAAGGCCGAGCTGGTCGCCGAGTATCGTCAGGACGAATATGACGGCCTCGTCGAGAACGGCGACGCTTTCAAAAAATTCCTGATCGTCGAGCGCGACGACACCGATCCGAACCGGGTCAATGTCCTGTATCCGCCCGATGTCGTGAATCAGCTCCGCATGTTTGCGGTGCTGGCGCAATTCCGTTTGCAGTACCCGGTGTTTGAAAACGTAGCGGCGTAGTCGCGACGTTCGCCTAACTCAACCTTTCATCATCAGGAGTCTTGAACATGGGCAACAGGTTTGCCGGTGTGGCGTATTGGTCTGCCGACGGTGCACAGCTCGCCGTTCGCGGAAATCTAGAGGTGATGCCGTCACGCTATGAGCGCACCGGCATCGCCGGGCAGGATCGCGTGCACGGCTATTCCGAGCTGCCGGTGGTGCCCTACATCGCGGGCGATGTCTCGACCCTGGAAGGCACCAGCGTCGAGGACATCGACGCGATGACCGATACCACCATCACCGTCGAGGCCGCCAACGGCACGGTGTGGGTTTTGCGCAACGCATGGCGCGCCGAACGCTCGACCGTCAATCTGCGCGACGGCCAGTTTCACGTTCGCTTTGAGGGTATGAGCCTCGACGAGCTGGCGGCGGCGGCATAATGGCAATCGCCGACATCAAGGCCCGCCAAGCGGCGGCCCCGCCGCTACCGGAGGAAAAGCCCAGCGCGCCATTGCCAGCCTATACGCTGGAATTGATGCGCCCGGTCGAGGCACACGGTCAACAGGTTGCAACGCTGGTGTTTCGCGAGCCGACGGGTCGCGATCTGTTGAACATCGGCAACCCGGTGATCTTTGATCCGATCTCGGACCCGCCAAAGATCATCCACGATGAAAAGCGGATGAATGCGATGATGTCGGCGCTCGCTGGCGTGCCGCCGTCGTCGATCATGGCAATGTCGCCGCGCGATTGGATCACCGCCGCGTGGGGGCTGACGCCTTTTTTCGTGCCGGTGCCGGGCAAGATTTGATCGGCGATTGCATCGGCCTCGCGTTGAATTTTCATTGCAGCCCGCTTGAGTTTGCCGACCTCCCGATGTCGACCGTGCATGAGCTGATCCGCGAGCTGGTCGCGTTCAAGGACAAGTGACCGATGGCCGATCAAGAGGAAGCGGTCAAGATCGTCATCGAGGTTGTCGATAAGTTTTCCAAGCCGCTCGTCGATCTCAGAAAGGACCTCGGCAACCTCGCCGACAAGGGCGGCGACGGTGCGGTAAGGACCGCAACCAGTTTCACCGTGCTGCGCGAGTCGATCCATACCGTGTCGCGCTCGGTCACCTCGACGCTGATGCCGAGCCTCAAGGTATTGGGGCTCGGCTTTGCCGGTGTGGCCGGGACGCTGGCGACGTTTGTCGCGGGCCTCAAAAATCTCGGCGGCGGCATTGCCGAGCTGACTCGCTTAAGCACCGAGACAAGGCTCGGCATCGACAAGATGCGGGAGCTGGAGTCGGTTGGCCGCCGGGTCGGCATCAGCTCGGAACAGATGCGCTCGGGCTTTCGCGGCTTCGCCGAGGAAATGGACAAGCTACGCATGGGCGTCGGCGGGGCCGATGGGCTGCAAGCGTTTTTCTCGCAACACGGCATCGGTTGGGCTGGCCGCGAATTGATCAGCATTAAGGATGTCAACAAACAACTCGATTACGCTTTGGAATTGGTCGACCGCATCGACGATCCGCGCCAAAAACGCTTGGTGCTGGAACGGCTGCAATTGCCGTCGAATCTCGCACAGGTGCCCCGGGCCGAACGGCAACGCGCCATCGAGGAATATCGCAAGGCCGTCGGCCCGCTGAATAAGGAAACCAAGGAAGCGTCGCTGCGCTTCGCGGAAGCGATGCTTAAGCTTGGGACAGCTTGGGATGTGTTCACCAAGCGGCTCGCCGAAAATGGCGGGCTCGACGCGATGTCGAACTTGCTCGAAAAGATGGCGACCAACGCCACGTCGTTTGCCGATACGATCAGCACGATTGCTGCCGGTCTTAGGTTTTTCTTTGGTGGCAACGCGCCCAAGCCCGGCGAGGCATCCGGCGGCATCACGCGGCAAAGCGCGCCGGGCGGCAGCAAGGAAGAAACCGCAAGGCTGCTCAAGACCAGCACCAGCGAGGGCGTGGTCGACGCCTTCAAAAAGATGGCGCTCGACATGGGCGGCGGCGATGGTGCCGGGGGCAACGCTTTCGGCGGCGCATCGGTGATCCGGGCATCGCTCGGCGGCGGCGGTGGCGGTTATCCAGGGCGGAATAAAACCGCTGATGACTCTGTGCCCGCGTCGGTCCCGCCAAACATTGGTGGCGGCAAGGTCGGCGGCAACATGGGCACCATGCGCGGCGTCGACCCGAGGCTGGTCGAGCTTGCGACAGCGGGCGCAGAATATTTGCCGGAAGGCTACACGCTGCGCCCGACATCCGGCGTCCGCACCAGGACAAACAATTATAGCTTGCATCCGAGCGGCAAGGCGTCGGATTGGCAAATATACGGGCCCGACGGCAAACCGATCCCGAACCGTGGAGATGATCGAACCGGCCTTTATACGCTATGGGCTCGCGGTGCTTATACCGAGGCGTTGAAACGCTACGGCCCCGAGGTCGCGAACCGCATGGGATGGGGCGGTGCGTTTGGCACGTCGCCCGGCAGCAATGTGCCCGACATCATGCACCTCGATTTTGGCGGTCATCGCGGCAGGTTGCGGCCAGGAAACATCCTTAGAAATTTGGGGCCGTTGTCCAAGGAAAAACAAGACGAGGTCGAGCGAAAGAGGACTCAACCGCCACCGCCGCGCGTTCGGTTGCACGACAACAACGACGAGCCCGGCCGGGTCGAGGGCGCGGCCAAGGTGCGGGTCGACCTCAACGGATTCCCGCGCGGCACCAAGACGACGGCAACGGCGGGCGGCGTGTTTTCCGATGTCGAGTTGCATCGCGGCCATATGCCGCAAACCGAAAGCGCCTGACCGATGGCCGATCAAGATGACGCGACCAAGATCGTCATCGAGATCGTCGACAAGTTTTCCAAGCCGCTGACCGCGCTCAGAAAGGAATTAGAGGGGCTTAGCAGCAAGGGCGGCGACGGCGCAAACAAAACCGCCAAGGGTTTCGAGACGTTGCGGCAATCGATTCATAGTGTGGCGTCGACCGTCACCTCGACGCTGATGCCGAGCTTGAAGGTATTGGGGCTCGGCTTTGCTGGCGTGGCCGGGACACTGGCGACGTTTGTCGCGGGGCTCAAGAGCCTCGGCGGCAGCATCAACGAGCTGACCCGGCTCGGCACCGAAACCAAGATCAGCATCGACAAGATGCGCGAGCTGGAATCGGTTGGCCGCCGCGTCGGCATCACCGCCGAACAGATGCGGGCGGGCTTCCGGGGCTTCTCGGAGGAAATGGACAAGCTCCGGATCGGAACCGGCGATCTGCAAAAGTTTTTTGGAACGCACGGCATTAGTTGGCTCGGCACCAATTTGAGGGGCATCAAGGACATCAACAAACAGCTCGACTACACGCTTGAAACCATCGACCGGATGACCGACCCGCGCCAAAAGCGGCTGGTGCTTGAGCGGCTGCAATTGCCAGCAAACCTCGCACAGATACCGAGGGCCGAGCGCGAGCGGGCTATCGAGGAATATCGAAAGACCGTCGGACCGCTCGACAAGGCGACCAAGGACTCGGCGCTGCGCTTCGACGAGGCCATGACTAACATGGCACTGGCTTGGGAAAAGTTTATCAATCAACTGGCAAAAAAGGGCGGCCTCGACGATTTTACCAAGTTGCTCGATCTGGCGTCGGGCAGCGCGGGCAAGATCGCCGACGAGGTGAGCAAGGCGGCGGTCGATTTCAAAAGTATTTATGCCGACCTCGTTAAGATAACGGATTTACTAAAAAGCCTCAAACCCGGCGGCGGTATCCCGGGCATCCCGGGCAGCTCTGGCAAGGACCCGGGCTATAAAGATTGGGACAAGAAAAGTTGGTGGGAACGCTTGTGGCCGCAATGGGATAAGTTGAGGCCCGGGCCGACGAGCTTGCCGGGCGGTGGCGGCGGCGAGGAATCCAAAAAGCTCATCAAGGAAGGCACCAGCGAGGGCGTGGTCGACGCCTTCAAAAAGATGGCGCTCGACATGGGCGGCGACAGCGCAGCCGGTGGCGGCAACACGTTCGGCGGTGCATCGGTGATCCGCACATCGCTCGGCGGTGGCGGTGGCGGTGGCGGTGGCGGCGGTGGTGGCGGTGGCGGCGGTGGTCGGCGCGGTGGTGGCGGCGGCGGTGGCGATCCGGCCTCGCCGGATAGCGATGCCTCGGATACGCCCGCCGTGCGCAGCCTTGCGATGGATCGGGCGCGCTTCGCCAAGGAATTAGCAACCAATCCGGCGCTGCGCGAAAAGGTGCTTGGCATTGCGGCGGGCGAAAACAAGGACCCGACGGCGGCGACCTCGGTCATTGAAACCATGATGAATCGCGCTTCGCAGCGCGGCACCACACTGGAACAAGCGGCCCGCTTAACCCGCGAGCCCGGCGGCTATTATGCGGGCTACGATCCTGGCTCGCTGCGCCGCCCGGAAATCCGCAAGCGCATGGAGGATGCACTAAAGCGCGCGCTCGGCGGCTCAAACGCCAGCGATTATGCCACCGACAACTCGTCGGGTGGGCTGGCGGAAAGAGAAAAGCGCAGCGGCACGTTTCGTTTTCATAAGGGCTATGGCGGCGAAAGTTTCTTTTCGCCCGGCACCAGCGGGCGCGGGGCCGCTGGCCGCGAACGCTATTTGCGTTGGCGGAAAAATTTACAGGAAACCGACATTCCGTTGCCGCGCGCGCGCCCGCCCGAGGCCGACCGGCCCGAGGTGCCGCGCACCGAGTTTAGATATGCCGCGAACAAGTCGAACCAATCCACACGGGTCGAGGGCGACGCCACGGTGCGGATCGATCTTGCCGGGCTGTCGCGCGGCATCGCCAGAACACCGGGCGGCGGCCTCTTTTCCGACGTGCCAGTGCACGGTGGCAATACCGCCCCGGTCGCCAGCGAGAACGCTTAAATGGCAACACCGCTTTGGCGCGCGATGCTGGTGCCCGCGATGTTTCGCGGTGCGCCGTTTCATGTCGACGCCAATGCCCGGTCATCGGGCCGCCGCATCGTGCTGCATGAGTTTCCCAAGCGCGACGTGCCTTATGCCGAGGACATGGGCCGCAAGGCGCGTTCGTTTCCGGTGACCGGCTATGTGATCGGGCCGAGCTATGTGATCCAGCGCGAATTGTTGGAGGTGGCGCTTGAGGCGTCGGGCCCCGGGCTGTTGATCCTGCCGACCTTGCTGCAACGCGATTCGATCTTGGTGCAAGTGCGCGACTACACCGTGCGCGAAACCCGCCAAGCTGGCGGCATGGCCGAATTTGATATGCAATTTGTCGAGGCCGGGGAAGCGGGCTTCTCGATCAACATCGACAGCCAAGGCGCGACCGAGACCGCCGCCGACAACGCTGAGACGCAAGCCGTTAATACCTCAAACGGTGAATTGGGCGACAACGCCAATCCTGGCGGCAAGGTTGAGGTCGGCCAGCCCACGATGACCGACGACCAAGGCAACCCGATATGAGGGCCGACGCACGCGAGGAAGCGACGCGGCTGGTGGTCGCGACGGTCAAGGACCTGATGAACACCATCGCCGTCGACGCCGGGCGGCCCGGCTCGCTAGTGCGGCTGGCCGCTGGCGACCTGATCGCCGACGCCGAGCTGTTGATCGAAAACGCGGCCATCGCCGCGCCGCTCGCCAACCTGTTCAACTTGGCGCGGCTGGCGGGCGCTACGGTCGACCAATTCGATGTGGTGCGTCGGCACGCGGTCGCCGTTGTCGTCAGCTATAATGCGGCGCTGTCGGTGCAAAACGGCGTGATCCGCTTTGCTCTGGTGCAATGCGCGCGCGTGCTTGCGGCGACCACGATGACGAGCCGCACCGAGGTCGACCGCTATCTTGACCGCATGAATGCAGCATTTAATCAGGCCGAAACTTTTGCGGGCAACACTCACGATCAAGCATCCTACCGCTCGATCATCGCGCTGCACGCGGCGGTGACGTTCGACCTGACCACGCGGGCGCGGCCATTGCCGCAAATCGTGGTTTACAATTTCGCGCGGCCCAAGCCCGCGTTGTGGATTGCGCAGCGGCTCTATGCCGATGCCGCGCGGTGCGGCGAGCTGATCGACGAGAATGAGCCGGTGCATCCCGCGTTCATGCAAATGCCCGTTCGCGCGCTGTCGCAATGAACCATGCCAAACCCGCAAGAAATCTGCATCGTTCAAGCTGGCGGCACAATTTACAAATTTTGGAAAGAGGTCGAGGTAACCCGCACCGCCTCCGACATCGTGTCGCGGGCGACCTTGGTGGTGGCCGAGATCGGCGACCTCAACATGGGCTGGAAATCGATCCGGTTGCCGCCGGGCGCGCCGGTCAAGATCATGCTGGCGGGCGAGCTGGCATTGACCGGCGCGGTGACGGTGCGACAGGTCAGCTATGACGGCAATTCTCATAACGTGCGGTTCATTTGCCAATCGAACACCGCCGCGCTGGCCAAAAGCTCGCTGGTGCTGCCGCCGGGTCAATTCAAAAACCAAACCCTGGAAAAGTTAGCAAACGCCGCCACTAAAAAATATGGCATCGCGTTTTCGCTCAAGGGGATGCCGGAAGGCGCGCAAAAGGTTTTCGAGCGCGTCAGTCTGCATTGGGGCGAAAGCCCGTTTCAGTTCATCTTGCGGCTGGCGCAGATGCGCAACATTCACCTGCTCGATAACGCGATGGGCAACCTGATCGGCATCCGGGGCGGCGGCCAACAGATTGCCGATCTGCAAGAGGGCCGCAACATCCTGCAAGCCGAGCTGGTCTGGTCGCAGGACAACGCCGCCGACATCATCAAGGTCGACGGCGATCAGCACGGCACCAACGCACATTGGGGCGACAAGGCGCGGGCGCAATCCGCCGAGGCGAAGAATCCCAACTATGCGGGCAAGATACCATCGCCGCTGTTGGCGGTGATGCCGCAGCCCGGCGACGTTAAAGACGCGCAGATGTTCGCCAACCATTCGGTCGACCTCAACGCCGCCACCATATTCACCGCCAACATCACGGTGCACGGCTGGCAGCGTCAGGGCGGCGGGCTGTGGCTCAACGAGGTCGGCAACCTGATCAACCTCTATTCGCCGATGTTGTTGCCACAGGATCGCGCCAAGCTCGGTATTCAAAGCGCGACCTGTCGGCAGAGCGATGCCACCGGCACCACGACGACGCTGGAGCTGGTGTTGCCGGATCGGCTCGGTGGCCGTGACCAGATCAGCGTCGGCCCCAACGCGACGCCCGAGGCCGCACCATCGACGGCGGAACCAGCGCAACCGAAAGAGGAACCATAGGATGCGAGTTTCGACGCGCACGCTTGGCGACAATATGAAAAACGCCATCAAGCGCGTCACCGTCGAAAAGAACGACGACGACCCGCTGTTTCGCGAACACGAGGTCAGCCTCTACACCGAGGAAAAGCAAAAAGAGATTGAACATTTCGAACCGTATGGCTTGACCTCGCGGGTCAAGCAACCGACCGGCCAAGGCAAGCAAAAGAAAAAGGCCGAGGGGCTGATCGTGTTTACCGGCGGGCAACGCTCGCACGGCGTGCTGATCGTGACCGGCGACCGCCGCTATCGGTTGCGCGGCTTGAAAGAGGGCGAGCTGGCGCTGTTCGACGATCAGGGCCAGCAAGTGCATTTCACGCGCGACGGCATCGTGACCAGCGCGCCGAAAGGCAAAAAGATCGTCGCGCAGATCATGGATGGCGACAGCGCGCCCAAGCCGCAAGCCAAGGACGCCAAGGACGACGGGCAGGGCGCACAGGCCGGGGAAAAAGCGTTTGCCAGCCTGACGCTGACCAAAGACGCTTGGACCGTCAACCATCCGACCAAGATGCAATTCACCGTCGGCAATAGCACGCTGTTGATCGAGGCCGACAAGATCACCGTCAAGTCGCCGACCATCACCGATCAGGCGTCGACCCGGTTCGAAACCGTTGGGCCGACGTTCCTCGGGCTCGATAGTGCGGGCGAGGGCGCGCCCAAGGTCGGCACCGAGGGCGGCATCGCAAAACAGACCACCGCAAAGGTTTGACATGCCCGACCTCCGGTTGTTCGACATCGTGACGCCGTTTGCGGTGACGTTCGACCTGTTGCAAAAGCCCGGCGGGCTGATCGACGAAACCGAGGCGCTGGCGACCGCCGTGATCGTGGCGCTCGGCACCAACCGGCTCGCGCTGCCCGACGATGTGCTGCCGAACATCGACGACAGCGACCGGCGCGGCTGGTGGGCCGACACCGACGCCGATCTGATTTGGAATGCGTGGCCCATCGGTTGCCGCTTGTGGCTGATCGAGCGCCACAAGATTACCGGCTTCGAGGCAAGCCAAGGCTCGACCATCGCGCGGATTGATTCCTACATCCGCGAGGCGTTGCGCCCGTTTGTCGAGAACCAGATTTGCTCAAGCTTCGACGTGACGGTGACGCGCACCGAGCTGCAAAAGATCGTGGCACAAATCACGATCTGGCGCGGCCCGTTGCCCGCGATTCAATTGATGTATCAGGCCTTATGGGCCGAGATCGGGAGCTGACCGGATGCCTTGGAACACGCCGACGCTCAACGACGTGCGCCAGCAAAACCGCGACTACATCACGGCGCGGCTGCACTCAGCGGCGATGGTGCCCAACAGCGTGTTGCGCGTGTTGTCCGATGCTAATGCCGGGCTGGCGTTTCTGGTGTTGCTCTATATCGATTGGCTGGCGCTGCAATTGCTGCCCGACACCGCCGAAACCGAATGGCTCGACCGCCATGCCGACATCTGGTTGCCCGGCAATGGCCGCAAGCCAGCGACGTTCGCCAGCGGCTCGGGCACGGTGACCGGCATCAACGGCACCATCTTGCCGCAAGGCACTCAGCTCACCGGGGCGACCGGCGTGCTGTACGAAACCACCGAACAGATCACGGTCGGCTCGTTGCCGACGCCGGTCGCGATCCGCGCCGTCGATCCTGGCGTGGCGGGCAATCTCGACGAGGGGTCGAGCCTCGCCTTTGTCGGTGCGCTTGCCGGTGTCGACGGCACCGTGACCATCGTCGAGATGACCGGCGGTGTTGACATTGAAAGCGACGACGAGCTGCGCGAGCGCGTGCTGGAGCGCATCCAGCAGCCACCGATGGGCGGCGCGCAATACGATTATGTGGCATGGGCCAAACAGGTGCCGGGCGTCACGCGGGCGTGGGCATGGCCCGAGCAAGGCCCCGGTACCATGACGGTGCGCTTTCTGATGGACGATCTGCGCGCCGACGATGACGGCTGGCCGACGCCGCAGGATGTCGAGGCGGTTGCCAATTACATCGACCTCAAGCGCCCGGTGACGGTGAAGGATTGCTATGTCGGGGCACCGATCAAGCAATTCCTCGAAATGACGATCAGCAATCTTGCCACGGATGACGCGGCAACCCGCGCATCGATTGAGCAAGAGATTCAAGACATGCTGTTCATCAAAGCTGCCCCGGGACAAACCATTTTCCGCTCATGGATCGAGGAAGCCATATCGAACGCGGTCGGCGAGGATCATCACAACCTCGACTTTGACGACGCCGTGATGCCCGCGCCGGGTTATATGGCGGTGCTGGATACTATTCTTTATGCCTGACCGTCACGTGCGGCGCAGCGGCGACGATTACGTCGAGCCACTAGCGTCGCTGTTGCCGGTCGGCCCGGCGTGGCCGCGCGAAAACGACTCGACCTTGATGCAATTGCTCGGCGGTCTCGCCGCCATTTGGGGCGATGTCGACAGCCGCGCCGCCGACTTGCTGGAACGCGAAAGCGATCCGCGCCTGACCATCGAGTTGCTGCCGGATTGGGAGCGCGCGTGGGGCTTGCCCGATCCTTGCTATACCGCGCCGCAAAGCATCGACGAGCGCCAGCTCGCGCTGGTGATGCGGATGACAATGCTCGGCGCGCAGAGCCGGGAATTTTTCATCTCGGTTGCCGCGCAGATCGGTTATCACATCACGATCACCGAATACCGGACGTTTGTTGTCGGCATGGATCGCGTCGGCGACGCCCGCGTGTACGGCGATCTGCCGCCCGACCCGATGCGCAACGAGTGGGGCGTGCCGATCATGAATGCGCGCGGCGACGCGCCGGTCGCTGACGGTGATCTGTCGGAATATCCGTATTACGGGCTTGGGCCCGACACCAACCGCTTTTATTGGACCGTTCACGTCGACCAAGCCAAGCTTGTTTGGTTTCGTTGCGCATCCGGCCAATGCGGCGTCGATCCGCATTTGCAGATCGGCACCGCCGACGATCTCGAATGTTTGCTGAATCGTTGGAAGCCCGGCCACACCGAAATCATTTTTGACTATTCGGGCTTGAGCGACCCCAGCAACCCAATGGCCGGAACCCCTTAGATGGAGAACTAACCGTGCTATATAACCAACCCTACGGCGTCAGCGATCCGAACGCGGCTTACATCAACGGCAACCCATCGACCGGCACGATGGGCTCGATTCCGCCAGCCGCATCAATCGAGTTTCCGCAACGAGAGATCGTCAACACCATCGCCGACGCCGGTCTGACCGGGACTAACGCCGATCTGCATCAGCTCGCCAAGGCGATCCAGACCGGGCGATTGAATTACGGGCCCGACCTTGGGTCGCTGTCGGATTTCCATTTGCAATTTTCGCCGCCGTTGCTGGCCTATGTCGATGGCATGATTGTTCGCTTTCGTGCGCTGCGCGACGCGCCGGGGCCTTGCACATTGCGCATCGATGCGCTGGCGCAAAAGCCAATGGTGAAACGCGGCGGGGCCGCGATCCAAGCTTACGATTTTGCCGCCAGCGACATGATCGAGGCTATTTATGACAGCACCAACAACCGCTTCATGCTGATCGGTTTGTCGGCGGTTTCGCTGTTGCGCGCAAGCCTTGATTACTATGTCAATTTTGCGAGTGGCGACGACAACACGAAAGATGGATTATCGGCGGCAAATCCATTTAAGACAATCGCCAAAGCCATCAACATGGCGCTGTCGTTCAACCAGAATGGCTTTAGCGTCAATATTCATTGTGCGGATGGTTCCTCGACGGATCGTGTTTATTGCCCACCGATTAACGGAACAGGACGAATAAACATTTACGGCAATGTTTCAAACCCATCAGCTTGTGCCATTTTTAGTTCTAGTGGGTCTTGTTTTCTTGTGGCTGGGCCAGAGTATTATATTTCCGGTTTCTATCTTAGCGCGCCAAATCCTCTGGCTGGTGACGCGACGTGCGGCATCTGGAGCGCGGGTGGTGGTGTTGCATGGTGCGGGGCACTTCGTTTCAGCACTTGCGCCAATGCGTGCCTGGGGGCGTCTCGCGGAACAATTGAGGGCGTGGGGCCGTTCACGGTCAACAGTTCATCGAGTGCGTTTATAACGTCCGACAGCGGGGATTGCATGATGCAGGACCCGGGTCGGCCAGCGTTGACGCTGGAGGCCACCGGCGCAAACTTCAGTGTGGGCTTTGCCTGTGCGTCAAACGGCGGCGTCACACGCGCAGTCTTTAGTTCTATCTCGGGTGTGGCGACGGGGCCCAAATATCAGGCTGTTGGTAATGGCGTTGTTAACACTAGTGGACAGTCGACTAGTTTTCTACCGGGCAACATTGCCGGGGCAACCGCAAGCGGGGGGCAATATGTTTAACATCAAAAATGCTTATTACGTTGTCGGAGGATCGGCCACACAGGTCTACTCCACCGCGAGCAATACTTATGTGCCAGTGGACGATCAAGGATACCAAGACTGGTTAGCGGCGGGAAATTCTTCGAATGTTGCGGCAGATGAGGCTGATCTTTGGGAAACGGTGCAGCGGCTTGGTCTTGGCTTACCGTTGTGGATGTTCGACGGCACGACGTTCGTGCAGCCAGCGGTCGGGGCATACAGCAAAGCAAATTTGAAGGGCTATAATCCAGACGCGCGTTATCGTAGGGCAAGCGGCGGTTTGACGATTAGCAGTATTAGCGCAGTTCCGTTTTTCAGTGATCCGGTGGCGCGCAATACGTTAGCTAGTGCTAACGAGTACGCCAAGGTGACGCCGCACACGACCGATTGGAAAATGTCGGACGGCACGTTCGTTCCACTGAGTCCGGCGCAGCTTGCGACCGCGTCGAGTGCAATGGCGAATTTTGTGCAAGCTTGCTTTACTTGCGAATCTACTAATCTGACCGCCATCAATGATGGCACCATCACGACATTGACACAGATCGACGCGGCTTTTGCGGCGGTCGCAAACGTGGTCCCGTAAAAGCCAATGGCAACCGTCAACATCACCGTCGAGAACGACGCGGACTTTTATCGCGTGTTTCAGTATGTCACGACGGACTCCAGCACACCGATCAACATCACCGGCTGTTCGATGGAAATGATGTTGCGGCGTCACGCCAGCGACGAGGAAGCGGTGTTGCGGTTGGCAACCGACAGCGGCGATTTTGTTCTGACCGATCCGGCCAACGGATTCTTTACCCTGATGATCCGCCAGCATGTTCTCGCGCGCCTCGCGCTTGGTAGTTATGATCAATCAAACATCATGACGCTCGGCGGGTTCAAGACAAAAATTTGGGGTGGCACGCTGACCAACAACGCCGGGCCGACGCGATGAACACCGTCGAAATCATCGCCGACGCCAACGTCGTGTCGGTGTCCGACATGGCCGCCGCTGTTGTTCTCATTCCATATGACGAGATCGAAACGATTGCGACCGGGGGCCAACAGGGCCCGCCGGGACCGCCGGGGCCCGCTGGCGGGCCGCCGGGACCACCGGGGCCGCAAGGCCCACAGGGCCCCGCTGGCGGGCCGCCGGGACCACCGGGGCCGCAAGGCATCCAAGGACCATTAGGACCGGCGGGGCCACAGGGCGCGGCGTCAACCGTACCGGGGCCACAGGGACCGGCGGGGCCACAGGGGCCGACCGGCGCGGCGTCAACCATACCGGGGCCACAGGGGCCGACCGGCGCGACCGGCGCACAGGGAAGCCCCGGCGCACAGGGCCCGACCGGGGCGACCGGAAGCCAAGGGCCGCCGGGCACGCCCGGCTTGACCGGCCCGACCGGCCCGCAAGGACCTCCGGGCGCGGCCTCGACCGTACCGGGGCCGCCCGGTGTCGATGGCAACACCGTCCTTTATGGGGCCGCGAACCCGACCAACGGCCAAGGCGTCAACGGGAATTTCTACATCAACACCACGTCGGAAGCATTGTTTGGCCCAAAGGCCGCTGGCGCGTGGCCCGCCGGTACGTCGATGATCGGGCCACAGGGCGCGGCGGGGCCGCAAGGCGCAACCGGCCCGACCGGCCCGACCGGCCCGCAAGGACCAGCGGGCGCGGATGGCGCGGGCGCGCCCGCCACCGTGCCGCCGATTATGGACAGCACAGCGGCGGTTGGAACGTCGTTGCTGTTTGCCCGGCAGGATCACGTTCATCCGTCCGACACGTCGCGCGTCGCCAAGGCTGGCGACACGATGACGGGCGACCTGACGATCAGCAAGGCAACACCGTCTCTGTTGCTGAACAAGACGGCGTCCGGTCAGGATACGCAAATCATCGGCAGACTTAATGGCAATGGACGATGGCTTATCGATCTAGGAAACAGCACAGCGGAAACGGCGACCGACGGCGTTGGATCGGACTTTAGTATTTCACGTTGCAACAATGCCGGGGGCGTTGCCGGGACGCCAATGACCATCAGTCGCCAGACCGGGGCGGTCAATTTTTCATCTAACATGGCAACGGCTGGCGCGTTCACCGCTGCCACCGATCTCAATGCTACCAACGGCAGCGTGTACGTTCCAAACGGCAATTTTTACGGCAGCGGCGTTGTCTTAAACCAAAACGCAAGCTTTACCTCGAGCACGACGCAAACTTTCCTACAGACAAACCCTAGTTGCTATTTCCTGTACGACAAGGGTACCGGAAACTTGACGTGGGGCGTGAACGGAGCAAGCCAATTTTTAGTGGTTTACACGCTTTATTTTCAAATCACTGTTCCTACCGCTTACAAGCCCGGCGGCGGTGCGTGGACCGATAGTTCCGATGCCCGCATCAAGAATGTAATCGGCGAATACCAGAATGGACTTGATGAGGTCGTCAAATTGCGGCCCATCGTCTACACCTTCAAGGGCAACGACACGCCTGAACCACCGGGCCACATGGCCGCGCCAGAGGGCACGCCGGTCAATAAAGAGCCGATAACCGTACCGTACCCAAACAGCCCGCATCGTCAGGTCGCGATAGACAAAAGGCCTTTTGTCGGACTGATTGCACAAGAGGTTGATCCGGTTTTCCCCGGCGCGGTGACCAAGCGCAATGGCTACATCGACGGCAAGCCGGTCGACGACCTGTTGGACCTTGACACGACGCCGCTGGTCTTTGCGCTGATCAATGCGGTGAAAGAATTGGCGGCGCGACTTGAGGCATTGGAAGGCAAGCCGCCGTGATGACCGCCGCGCGGTCGTGGTTTCGCGACAACCAGACCTTGGTTTATTTTCTGGTGGGGCAAGCCGTTGCCATTGGTGCAGCCGTGCTGAGCGTTACCGCCTACATGGTGAGGCTTGAAACGCGGGTGAACACGCTGGAGGTGCGCGGTTCGCCACACCTCAACGTCATCGACGGCCGCCTGACCGTGCTGGAGAGTAAAACCACGGAAAACAAGCGCAGCATCGACCGCATTGTCGATGTGATGACCAAAGAGCTGCACGTTGCGCCAGCGAGGGACCGATGACATACCGTCGCGTTGTCATATCGTCGGGTCACGGCAAACACGTGCGCGGCGCGTCGGGCGTGTTCGACGAGGTCGACGAGGCCCGCCGCGTGGTCGAGCATTTGGCCGACGAGCTGTCGTTGCGCGAGGTCGAGGTCGGGGTGTTTCACGACGACACCAGCCACGATCAGAAAACCAATCTGCACACCATCGTCGACGCGCACAACGACAGCGAGCGCGATCTCGACGTGTCGGTGCATTTCAATGCGTTCGACGGCAAGGCACACGGCGTCGAGGTCTGCCATGTGACGCAACACGACCTCGCCGCCAAGGTGTCGGCGGCCATCGCCGGATGCGGGTTCGCGGATCGCGGGCCAAAGGAACGCACCGAGTTATATTTTCTGAATCACACCGACGCGCCCGCGATTCTGATCGAGGTTTGCTTTTGCGACAACGCCGCCGACGCCGCAACCTATCGGGAAAAGTTTCACGCGATCTGCGTTGCCATTGCCGACGTGTTGGGCGGCAAGCCCGCCGAGCTAATCGCCTAGCTCGTTTTCGTCGCAGGGCTCATATGCGCCCGGCAAAATTTCGATTGCAGCGAGTCCGTTTTTAATCCGCATCGGATTGACGCGGGCGACGCAAGCGATGCAGATCGGTTTGCGGTCGCCACCGTCGGCGCGATAGCTCGGCACGCGCATCGGGTTAAAGGAAAAGATGCGGCCACAGCCGAAACACGGACTCGTAGCTAAGACATAGCCCATTATTCTTTCTCGATGATGACCTTGTTGTTGCCGCCCCGTATCCGCAGCACGAAATGTTTGAAGGTTTCACCCGGCTCGGCTCGGGCGCGAATGTATTGCTCCTCGTGATATTTTTTTATCTTCCCCTCGAAACCGGGGATGCAGTCGGGGCAGACCCCATTTGATGAGAACAACATGCCGCCGACCGCATCGCTGTCGGTGTAGTCCTTGCCGCAAAAATCGCAGATCACCGTGTCGCCAATATCAAAGACCGTTCGGTTTATCATATTGGCTCTCGCGGCCTCGGCCATTTTGGATTGCGCGTCGGATAGGTCAGCCCCTCGCCAAATTTCCATTCGGCGTTGGTGCAATCGCCGCCGTCGGTGATGATGACCCGCGCGGTGGTGCCGATCCGCGCGCCGACGCTTTGCGTGTAGTGCAGGAAGGCGTCGAATGCCTCTTTGGCGGTGACATAGCGTCGGACATATTCATAAGAGCCGTCGGCGAAAAACTGGCACACCGAAAATTCCCGCTCGAGGCGGGGCTCGCCGACGGCATCGGCTATCGCATTGTGCACCGTGGCAGGATCGCCGCCGATCTCGACTATTGTGACGCCTTTCGGGGGTTTCATTTTTAGTGTTTCCGCCAGTGCGGCGGCATCCCGCCATAGCGTTTTTCAATTTCCTCGGCGCTCGCTGCGACCAGAGCGCGCACCGTATCGATGTGCATCAGCAGAATTGTGTCGCGCACGGATGGGTGATGCCCGGCGATCAACAGCGACACCAGATCGGCGAGCGCGGCACCGACCACGCCCGGATCACGACCAGACAATAGCGGCTTGATCTGGCTCGACAGCTTAAGCGCCTCGACCGTGAACTTGTCGGCTTGGCTACGCTTTGTCATGTAACGGCCCTATCGTCTTTTCAAGTAATTTTAACGCCCGACCTTGGGCCCCGGTCAATAGCCGGGGCCTCTTTTTTTGTCCGCGCCATAGAAAAAGCCCCGGCGGTGAGGCCGGGGCTTTGCTGTGGGGCATCCCTTTTAAGGGGCCTTACACGACTCCTTTAAAACCGCGATGGCTTTGCGGGTTTCCTTCACCTCAAAAACAAATTCGCGCCGTGACGCCGGTAGCGTAATGCGAATGGTTGATTGGCTGTCCGCAAACCAAGCAAGGTCAGCTTTAGTTATTTTTGTTGCAAGGCCGCCAGCGTTCCCGGTTGACGCATTGAAGGTGTGAGGGTTTTTGCCATCAACACTGATCATGAGAGTGTCTATTTTTATTTTATTGGGCCCATAAAGCTCCGCTTGATATTCACCAGCGTCACAGGACAGTTGAAAGCTGACCGCCCATACGCCGTTGGTATCGATAGACGTTGAAATATTATATCCCCGAGCCGGTGGTGGGGCCACATCGACATAGATGCGCTCGTTCAACTCCCAACTACCGAAACCCGTACCGCTGGCGGCGACAGATGGGAATGCGGGCCCTGCCAACAGGACAAGGACCGCCGCGATCTTTTTTAAAGCGTTCATTATGCGGCCCCTTTGAGCTGCACGACGTTGCCGCCGTCGCGCGACATGCCGTCGAGCCGGTCGGCCCAATGCTGCAACATCTTGGCGCGGGTTTTCAGCAGAGCGGCGTCATTATAGTCGGCCCGGGTGTTGTTATCGACATGGGCGAGTTGCAGCTCGATGATCTCGCTCGGCCATCGCTTGCTGTCGTCGTCGCGGACCTCGCCATTGAGCATGGTCGAGGCGACCGCGCGCAGCCCGTGGGCGCACTGCACCTTGCCGGTGTCATAGCCGACCGCGCGCAGCGCCTTGTTGAGCGCGACCTCTGACATGCCTTGCTCGACCACGCCGCCGAACAGTTTGCGCTCGGCCCCGTTGATCGAGAATATCCAACGGCCCTTGCCGGTCAGCTTGTGCATCCGTTTCAGGATCGCCAAAGCCTGATCGGACAGCGGCACGTGATGCTCTAGCCGCATTTTCATTTTCTCGGCGGGGATGACCCAAACCCGCTCATGCCAATCGATCTCCGGCCACTCGGCGTTGGTGACCTCGCCGGGGCGCACCATCGTCAGCATCAAAAACTTGAGCGCGTTGCGGCCAAACTCGCCGTTGTAGCGGTTGATGTCGCGCCACAGCTTGACGACCTTGGCGCGCTTTTGGTTGTCGGTGCCGGATCGCGTCACCGCCGGGCGCTTTTGCTTGCGGTCGCCGCTGCGCTTGTTGGTTTCGGCCAGATGCTCGGCGACCGGCTGCGCGACATCATACTTGATCAAATCTTGAGCGATGCACCAGCGCAGGATGCGCGAGGTGAAGCGCACCAACCGGCCCGCATAGTCGAGGCTGAGATCGCGGCGCACCGAGGCCACCATTGCAAAGATGTCCTTGGTGGTCAGGTCGGCGACCAGAAACGCGCCGAGGTCGGATTGCAGCCGGTTCAACAGAAAGCGATTCTTGGTCAGCGTGCGCGGGGCCATCGGCGGATCGAAATTGATCATTTCAGCGTCGAACCATGCTTCGCTCAACGCCTGAAATGTCCGGGCGGCATTGGCCGCCCGATCCTTTCGCTGTTCGGTCCTGATGGCGTGCGGATCGAGCCCGCCGTCGACGACGCCGCGCAGCCGGTCGCGTTCGGCGCGGGCCGCGCCGAGCTTCATGTCGGGATAGGGCTTGAGGGCCGCGATGGTGTCCTTAAGCGTCTTGGGATGCTTGTAGCGGTAGTACCAAACTTTCGCGGTCGGCCAAACGTACAGATAGAGGCCGCCGCCGTCGTTGTATTTGGTGAGCTTGCCGCCTTTGGCTTTGGCGGCTTGGCAGGTGGTGTCGGTCAGGTGGGTTTTCATGGTGGGCTTTCCGGAGTGGGGATGGAGTGGGGATGTAAAATGGGGATGTGCGGGTTTGAGGTTGGGTCAGGAACCAAACCAATATAGCACTTACATCCCCACTTACATCCCCACTTTATCGGTGGCTGCGAGCGAACGCGAGCGAACGCGCTCGAACGCCAGCGGACGAAAAACACCAGCAAACACAAGGGGTTTAGGGCGAAAAAGCGAACCAATGCGGACGCCAACGAACGCCCGCGAACCGTGCTTTGGGAGGCCACGCCCGCCTCCAAACTTGGCACCTAACTATTTGAAACAACAGTGATATTTTTTCCGATCGAGGTCACATCCCCACTTACATCCCCACTTTATTTGCGCTTCACATTCGGTTCAACCGCGACCACGTCAAAACCTTCGCCGCAATCCCAATCAATATCAAACTCGCTCAGCGCATCCGCCGCCTCGTTTGCCTCTTGCTCGGATGCCGCCTTGATGATGGCCGTGCCGCAATCTGATCCCTTCCGCTGTACCGTTATTTTCCATTCAAACTTTTCGCCGGGGGCGCGGCCCCATTGCGGATCATATTCGCGGATGATCTTGGTCGCCTCGCCAAACGGCGCGTCGGCGATTTCCTTAAATTGTTCGCGCGGGATGGGGCCGGTTGAGGGGTCGAGTTTCATTTTTTCGGACGCGGCGGTGGTCGTCGTTTCGACGGCGGTCTGTGGCGCAGCAATTCCAACGCGGCGCGGATCGACACGCGGATTTGCAGCGGCGTTTTGCCGGGCATCAACGCCGCCTCTAAAATGCTGATCGCCATCGTGTGCTTGTTCATTTGGCGGGCAACGCGCGGCGATACTCGTCGATGGTGTTGAGATCGACGAGCGTCCGACGACCCTCGACATATCCCTTGATCTTGCCCGCCGCGATCAGCTCATAGATGCGAGTCTTGCCCCAATTGCCGTAGCGCATGGCGTCTCGAACCGGCACCAGTCTGCGCTCGCCGGGCGGGTACATTTCGGCCGGGAGGATGAACGATGTTTCCGGCGGATCGCGCCTTGGTTTTGTCCTGACCACCATTGCCTCCCTTAGTGTGGCGTTAACACTTGATCGGAAATCCGCGCCACGGCGACCTCCATCGCGCGAACCGCTTCCTCGCCGTCGGTCACCAACCGCATGAATTTTTGCATGTGCAATTCGGCGCGTTCGCGCGCCTCGATGATGGTGCATTCGAGGTCGTCAAGTTGTTCGCGCATCCCGGCGATCCGGCCCATTGCATGAGCATGAACGTCAGCCATCGCGGCGCTGGCGCGATGGATAACCTGATCGGCAACGGCCATCGCTTGCGCGCTGGCCGAGCCACTAGCGACGGCGTTTTCGATCTCGGTGGCGAGCTTTTCGAGGTTGGCGGTGGGTGTGGTGTCTGTCATGGTGGTTTCTCCCTGCAAAAAAATCATGTCTGTAAATCTTTCCACCATTCGGCGGGCTCGTCGTCCAGCTCGTCGAGTTGAACGGCGATTGGTCGCGGCGGTGGCGGCGGTGGCGGCGGTGGCGGTGCGGGCGGTGGCGCTTGCTCCGGGTGTTGTTCCTCGATAGTGGGATAAAATTCGCGACATAGCCGCTCAAAAAATTGCGCCCGCCCGGTTTCGCTGGTCGCTTGCCAAGCTGCATCGAGGTTGTGGGTTGGTCGAAATTGCTTGGCTTGTGGCACTACTCGGAACGACACTTTCGGCAGATCATCCCTCTTGTTACAATCCGGGCAGCGATGTTGATTTTGGCGCTTGCCAACCTCCCAACTCTGGCGGGCAAATACTTTGCGCAGCGCGTCGTCACCTAAGCCGTTGGCGTGATAGCTCACCGTCCGTCCGCATTGATGGCACGCAATTAAATAGTAGCGCGTCATGCGCCCCGATGGGTCAGGGCCATGACTCAGCCGAAACCAATGCTCGTCATCGCGGAACCGTTTCATTCGGCAGCCTGATCAACACATTCAAACATCGGATCAAGGTTGAGGCGTTTGCGTAAGACCTCAAACAGTACGTCTTTCGGAACGACGACCGACGAGCGCAGATAGTCGGATAGCTTGAAGCGTTGCAGCCGTTTCAGATACTTGTCGCCAAAATAAAATTCGCTGCGTTCCGTACCATCCCAAAATTCGGGATACAGCGAAAACAGCCGCACAATGGTCAAGAGAAATTCAGGCTTTAGGTGCGGACGGGATTCGTCTCTACCTCCAGATAGATTGCGGATCGTCCAACAAGCATCGATGGCGTCAAACAGCCGGATGATGTTAGTGCGGAAATGTTCCTCGCCAATTGTTTCAACCAACGCATCGAGGCCCGCCAACAAGTCGTAAATCTGTGTGCTTTTGAGCGCCCCGCCTTTGTGGGCATGTAACGCCGCCGTCACGCGAGCAAACGTGTAGCCGCTAATTAGCTCATGGCGGGTTTTTATTTGGTTCCACGCAATGCGATCTTTTAACGCAAAGGTTTCCTCTTTATTGAGTGCCACCAAGATGCTCGCGGCGCTACTTTTCTTTTTGCGGTTTCGCATTAGCACGCTTGGCGCTATACGCTTTTGCGTCGTGCCAAGTTTGCAGAACATTTCGTTTTCTTGTTCCTCGGTCGTGTTGAGGTAGATTTTTGCGCCTAGCGAAATTTTTAATTCAGGGCGTTCTTTTAGTGCCATCGCGGCGGCATAGAGCCGCTGCCCGCCGTCGATGCAATAACATTTGTCCTGCAAAAAACAGATTCCGTTTTCGTCCTGCCAGCGGTCGCCGCGCATCCCGATTGTAATATCCGCAATGTTCTTTGGACGCCAAAAATATCCCGCAATGATTTCGTCAATGTGCCTCGGCGAAAAACCTTGCTCGCGTTGATACCAAGCCATGTTGATATATTTAAACGAGGCTTGGTCAACGACGCCACGAATAATGATTTCTTTCGTCTCAGGGTCTTGGTCTAACGCTGCGCTAAAAATACGGACTAGGGTCATGGTTTTATTCTCCGTCTTTGTCGATTAGTTTCATAAGAACGTGTTCGCGTTCTTTGTGATTGCCCATGCCGCTGACCAAATAAGCCAACAGCTTGATGCGCTCGTCACCGCTGGCGGCAATCCAAGACGCCACCATTCGCTTTTTCCATGCAGCGATTAGTCCATCCGATGTGGTCAGGCGGCGATGGGGGTGTCGAAATTTTCCCATCGATTCTCCCACGGCAACCGCGCTTACATCCTTGCCGGATGCAGCGTCATCGACCAGTTTTTTGACAATCTCGGTTAACTCATTTTCCGGCGCGCCTCGGTTGAGGACAACAAGCTCGTCCAGTTCTTTTGCACTATCGAGTGAAGTGCCTTTGATTTTGTCGATAACACTCTCGCCGAGCTTCATGATGCGATGGGCCATCGCGCGGCCCGGTGTTTTCACGCGCCGTTTGCGCGCCGGTTTACCAGTTGTGGTAAACCTCTTTCGGTTTTGTGCCCAAATCAGCCGATATGAACGGCTGTCCGCTTCTGTCAGGACGGCGCGCGCCAATGGAATGTCGGCGGCCAAGTTAAGCAATGCTGCGCGATCTTGATGGCTGAAAAAATTAAGTTGATTTTGCTCAAGCCATCCCTTGAATGAAACGTCTGCTAACATGGTTTCGCGGCCCGCTAAGAGTGCCGCAGCGACTTGAAGTGATCCTTCGACCCATTCGGTGCCGCCCCTCATACAGCGGGCGTGACCTTCCGCAATCTGGCGCTTGATGTGTTCGAGGCTGTTGTGACCGAATGGTGCAACGACGACGTTATTCATTTGGGGGCCTCTGCAACATAACGCTGGCGCGGGCTTGCGGAAACGGGGAACCAGATTCCGCGCGGCCCGCGCCGACTACACGGACACAACACGCGACGCGTACAAATTGGCGGGGCCCGGCGTTAAATCCCATAACTACCGGGCCCCTTTGCAGCTCTGGCGCGCCGCGCAGTGCCACCAAGCGAAAGGCGCGGACAGGTCTGCAATCGAAATAGTGCGGGCCCCGATCACCTTGAACGGTAATAGAATCCGGTCGCGCAATCCCTCTAAACGCAACCGAACGCGAGGCCCGCAGGTGATCTTTCTGTGCACCGACCGGCCCGCTGGCCGATGGAAAGGATGCCTCGCCATGCCTACCATGCAGCTCGTCATTTTGTTCTGACGCTCAAAATCATTTCGGGATTGGACAGCGCCGCACCGCTGACCGCCGCGCCGTCTTTCATAGCGTCGCCTAATTCGCGCTTTTTCAGGCGCGGGATATGCTCCCAAAAAATTTTGGGAATTTGAGATTCGTCGATAATGACCACATGCGGTTGGCCGGGGCGCAGCGACGCCGTGAAATCCGGCGGCGTGAGCTTGGCGATGTGATAGTTTGCCATCGCGTCGCGCACGATCCGGCGGCGGCGCTCGGCGCGCAGCTCAAACGCGGCGATCCGTTCCTGCAAAATCTTGACCCGCTTTTTGATCGCCTCGATCCGGTCGAGATCGTCGAGCGCGCCGCGCACAATGGCGGCGAGCATTTCATGGAAATAGGTTAGCCCCTCGATGGTGTCGGCAAGGGTTTCCTCGTCGATGCTATCACCATGATCGGCGAGCAATGCCGCCTTTAGCCCTTCCCCGCGCCGCAACTCGGCATCGAGTTGAAACTTGCTAGGTATTTGCATCGGTCACCTCGCCGGTTTCAGGATCGTGCGGAATCTTTTTCTTGCGGGCGAGCTGCGCTTTCGCCTCGGCAAAATGCTCGGCGGGGATGTCGGCCATCGAGCTGATTGCGACGCCGATCAGATTTGCGAAATAGCTGACGAACAGGCGCTTGTCGACGCCGTGATCGTCGGCATCCTTGATCAGCTCGGCGAGCTGATCCGGTGTGATGCGTTCGGCGGGCGTGTCGTTGATGAGGTCAAGTTGTTTCGGCGGATCGTCGACATCGAGGTTTGCCATTTCGTCGCTGGTGTAGATGCCGCTCAGCTCTTGCGGAAATGCCTTGCGCAGCGCCAAAGCCTCGGCGCATTTGGCGACCATCAGGTCGGGCATGGTCTGCCAAGTTTTCGTCGGCTCGCCGCCCTTTCGCCGCTGCACATAACTTGCATAGCGAGCGACTCCCCAACACGGTGCGGTAAAGCCAGCGCGCCGCGCGCCGACCCGGGCGGCCATCGGTGGCTCATCGAACAACCACACGTCACGCCATTCGCCATCGTCGCCGCACCAATAGGGCCCATCCTGGCCGATATACTTGCCGGTGCGCTCGGCGATCAGGCGGAAGCCGTCAATCGAAACTTGGATCGCCATCACCTCGCGGCCTTGCGTCGCATCCCACCGCTTGATCGCATAGATTTGCCGAGACAGCGGATCGAGCCCGGTGCGCGCGGCTTGATACAAAAACATATCCAGCTCGTCGGCGGTCGCGCCTTTGGCGATGGTGCGGGTGATGAGGTCGATCTGTGCCTTGGTAAAGGTGCCGGGCAGCGCGACCTGTTGGGTTTTTCTTTTCGCTGGCAGCTTGGTCATGGCGCTAGTTTTCCTTTTCATGCTGAAACCTCGCAAAGCGTGGAACGAAACAATCGCGCATCGCGCCGTTGTTGTGGTCGATGTGGCGCATGATGCCGAACACGTCATGCACAAAATTCACATCATCGGCCTTGAGCAACAGCTCGAGGTCGAGCGGCTGCATCCGGTGCGCCATCACCAGATCGAGCGCGATGGCGGCGCGCACCGTCGGTTGCTTGAAGCGCCGAGCGAGCTTTTCGGCGCGGTCGACGATCTTGGTGATCAGTGTGGCTTCGCGCGTCATCGCAGCCTCTCGCCGGGGAAAATGTCGGTGTCGGGATAGATGTCGGGATGCACCACGGTGACGCCTTCCGCGTAATACAGCCCGCAACGGTCGAGCTTGGGAATGTCGAACTCGGCGTAACCGTTGCCGCCCAATGACTCGACCTCGGCCATCAATCCCGTGATTTCGCTTTGCACGGCGTCGGCGCTGGTGCTGACGATGAAATACCAATTGCGGTTGGCGTTTTCGCGGTCGGGCGTGCGGAACACTTTCACAGGCGCGCGCTCAAGCTCCGCACGAATGCGGCGCTCACCGTCGAGGTCGATGATGTTGGTCGGCTGCATGGTGGCACTACACAAAAAACAAGCATCCGCGAATCAGAGGATAGTGGTTTTCCATGTAACGTCGAGTCGAAAAACTTTTTTGAAACGTCAGTGAACCTGACGCTTGTCTGTGTAGGTCCAATTCAAATTTGGTTATTGAAAATTTCCACAACAAAATTTACTGTGGTTCGCCGCGTAGTTGCACCGGGGCGGCACCAATGGGAATCCCTAACAACTTGAGGTCTGCGAATGTGAGGGAGTAACATCGTGCGCAAGCTATTGATCGACGACGAAAAAAGTTGGCGAGTTCAAGCCGTCGCAAACTTGGAATTTGCCATCGCAAGCTTGAAAAAAATTGAACGCGCCATGTGGCGCGCCAGGGTTGGCCGGTTGTGCCGCCCGCTGTGCGGCGTGCTGGAGGCGCTGGCTCTCACAAAATATTTACTGGTGCATCCCATGCCCGAGGCGGGCGGCGATGACGGCGGCGACCGCCAAGCGCCCGCTCAAGAGGCGGTGCGTTTGCGCGTGGTTGCTGGCGGCTCGGGCTCTATCGGCTTGCCGAACGCGCGCCCGAGGGGCAATTTGGCGTAGGTCCCGTTTATCAACGGTACGCGCAGCAACAGCCGCAAGGCTTCGCTGAGCCCGTTGGTATCGCCGTCGAGAATGTAATCGTGCGTCAAGCCTGGAATGGCTTTTTTCAACCGGGCGCACATATCCCGGCTGATTGGGTAGCCTTGCTCGATGTTTGACCAGCGCGCCAGTGTGACGCCCAACAGCCGGGCGAAATCTATTTTGCGGTCATAGCCGAGCTTTTCGCGCAGATCGCGCATCCGCATCGGCACCGGGGCTTTCGACAGGTCGGGATTTTGGGCCATGTGGCGGGCCTCCATTGTGGGGCGCTGGTGGCAACGCCCGCTTGAAAAATAGGACAAAATGGCCTAGCCGCACAAATTAAATTTGAACCCATCCTACAACAAAATTGAATGCATGGTTTTCATGTAATCTATTGCTTGATTCCCATGTAACCCGGTCGCAAAGTCGGGGGCATGGTTGATTCGCGTCGCGTGCAGATTCTCAAAACCGTGAACAGCGTCATCGCCGCCTTGGGCGGTGACGATGCTGTAATGGAAGCGGCCAAGGCTAGCGCGCCGTCGCTATCCAATTGGCGGCGCATTAGAAAATTCCCGGCCAAAGAATATAAATGGATGACCGACAAGCTGGCGCGGCGCGGCCTTGCTGCGCCGTCGCGGCTGTGGGGCCAGCGCCAAGCCTGAGTTGCGTTTGTGGGAGTCGGGCGATGCCAGAATGGACCGACGCGCTGATTGCCGAGCTGGTGCGGCTCTGGACAATCCAGGGCAGGACGGTCACCGAAATCGCTGCTAAGTATGGGCTAACGCGCGGGACGGTCTCGGGGAAGCTGTATCGGCTCGGGCTATTGCACCGGGGTCATGTCGGGCATCCGGCGAAAACGCCACCACATCACATCCGCCGCCGCCGCCTTCCTCCGAGGCCCGCACCGGCAATCATTGTCGAGGTTGACGAGGTGCCCGCAAAGCCCAAGCCATTTCTCGGGTTATTGCTCAACGAGCTTGAGCCCGGCGATTGCCGTTATCCGCGCGACGATCAACACGCCGCGCCGTTTGCGTTTTGTGGTCAGCCGACGCGGCGCGGCTCGTCCTATTGCGCCTATCATTTCGAGGTGTGCTGCCGCGAGGTGAGCCGCTTGAACGTCGAGGCGATGGCGCGCCAATGAAATACACCGCCGCACAGCGCACCGCGCTGGCGGTGTTCAAGAAAATGCGCGCCGCCGCTCACATCGAGCGCGTCAAGCAACGGGCCAAACGCGAGCGCCAGCTCGCCAGCAAGATTCTGACGCTGCCCGATAAAAAATATGGCGTGATCCTGGCCGATCCCGAATGGCGCTTTGAAACCTGGACGATCAAGGGAAAAATCACGAGATCGGCAGAAAACCATTATCCGACCAGCTCGTTAGAAGCGATCAAGGCGCGCGATGTGCCGTCGATTGCCGCCGACGACAGCGTGTTGTTCCTGTGGGCCACGGTGCCGATGATGCCGCAAGCGGTCGAGGTGATGACGGCGTGGGGCTTTCGCTATGTCTCGCAGATCGTATGGGTCAAGGATCGGATCGGCACCGGCTATTGGGCCCGCAACCGCCACGAGCTTTTGCTGATCGGGCGGCGCGGCAAGATACCCGCGCCAGCTCCCGGCCAGCAACCCGCCAGCGTGATCGAGGCCCCGGTCGCCAGCCACAGCGAAAAACCGGCCGCCGTTTATGATTTGATCGAGCGGATGTTTCCGACGCTTCCCAAGATTGAACTCAACGCGCGCCACCGCCGCGAGGGATGGGAAGCATGGGGCGACGAGATCGCCGAGCATGAGGTGGCGGCGTGCAAATTGAACTCGATGGTTTAGACGATCTCGCTGTTGGCGTGATTGTCAGGCTGACGCCGACCGAGGTTTTGGCTGGTGCCAGCGTCGGCGTGGCGCGCCGGATCAAATCGATCTTTGCCGGTTATGACCATTACAAACACGCCGATAAAAGCGATTGGGCGATGGACATCGACGGCGCGCTCGCCGAAATGGCGTTTGCAAAATACCGCGACTCCTATTGGACCTGTAGCAACGGCAGTTTCAAAGCGCCCGACGTTGGCAAATTTCAGGTGCGCTCAACCTCACATCAGCGCGGCCATCTGTTGGTCCGCCCGAACGATGAGGGCAACGAGGTTTTCGTGTTCATCGTGACCGAGGCCCCGGTGTTTTTCCTCAAGGGCTGGTTGATGACTAACGAGGCAAAGCAAGATCGGTTTTGGCGTGGGGATTCTTGGTGGGTCCCGCAATCCGAATTACACGAGCTGCCGGTCGATCTCGATATGGTGAGGTCTTGATGGGCCGCCTCCGCTGGTACAAACGCGATCCGCGTGCGGCGCTCGTCGGGATGCGCAAGCTGACGCTTGAGGAACGCGGCGCCTACAACACGATTTTGGAGCTGATCTATTGCCACGACGGCGCGCTTGAGGATGACCCGCGCGCAATTTGCGGTGAGCTTTGCTGCAACATCCGTCGCTGGCGGCGGCTTAAGGCGCGGTTGCTCGACCTCGGCAAAATCTACGTGCACGCCGGGATGATCCGCAACGAGCGCGCCGATGATGAGGTCAGGAATGCTCAAAGTTTGGTGAAACTTTCAGAATTAAAGGCCAATACTAGGTGGGCCCTACACAATGAAATCAAACGCTTACGCGATGCAGCGGCAATGCAACCTACAACTACAAAGAAAGATTACTTAAGCGCAAAGATCGTGCCACTAGCCAAGGGGCCACCAGACAAGAAAGCGTGAAGCGAGTAAAAAAGGAAAGCAATGCTGTCGTTTGTTTCACGTGAAAACCCATGTAGCGCCTAGGATCGCCGCCGATGGGTTTTTGTGTTGCGTGGCGATCCACCACTAGGGTCGAGTCGTTTTTTCTAACGTGTGCAAGGATGGCATCGAATGGCGCGGCTGTTTAACGGCACCGAGGTCATCGACGAATGGCATCCGCTCGACGATCTGCCGCCGCCGAAATACATCCCGGCAACTTGGAACGGCCCGCACGTGCAAGCGTGCCTGATCAACGCTTTCCGCACGCTCAACCGCACCACATGGTCGCCGCCGTTTCCGCGCTCGTTCGGCCAAACGTGGCCGCGCTACAAACTCGAGTGGCACGATCTGTTGGCACTGGTTGGCGGCGGCGAGCTGGAAGCCATGCAGCGCGAGCAAAACCGGACCAGGATACTACCGACCGCGCGCGAGATCGCCGAAATGGAAATCGCGATCTCATGGCCGATGACCTATCTGCGCGAGGCGCGCCACGTGCTGATCGTCAACACGTGCGCCCGGGTTGCCTCGCTCGACGGCGACCTTGGCCGCGAAATGGCGCGCCGCCACTACACCGGCACGCCCGAGGAATGGCAGCAACTCAATTGGCAATTATGCGATTGGATCGCCAATGGGCTGATCGTTGATCGCGTGGCGGTGTTTTGAATGATGACCGCCGCCGAGATCGAGGAACTACAAGCCACCATTGTCCGCTTGCGGGCCTCGGAGCTGGCTTGGCAATTGATCGCCAAACAAAATGAACGGTGGAATACGTTGACGCAATCCGACCGGGAAATGGCTTTGGAAAACGCCTTGGATGCTGTAACCAGCGAGAACATCAAGTTGAAAGACGAAAACGAGAGGCTGCGCAAAACATTCTCCGAGCGTGAATGATCGACGATCTCGACAACGACGTTTGCCGCTATCTGTCGGCGGTCGAGGCGATTGCGATCTACATCGCCACGGTCGACGGTGTGCCGGTTCGCGTAGGTTTTGCCCACGATCCGCGCAAAACCAAAGTTTTGCTTGTGCTACGCTGGCCGAGGCTGACGATCTCATGGCTGGCATGGTTTGATGACAGCAAGGACGAGGCATCGAGGTTCATCGACGATATAACCGACAACATCGACGACATGCTGATCGAACACGGCATCGCTCGGCCGTTGGCCGGTGTCATTGCTCGCATTGAAAGATTAGCGCGCATCGAGGGGTTGACGCTGACGCCGCATCGGCGCGCGGTCGAGCGCGCCAAGGCGTCAAGCGTCAAGCTCGACGAGGCTCTTGCCAAACTGAAATCCAGCGGCGAATTGTCCGCGTTTAATCACGCCTATCGTGCCTATCGTCAGGAACGTGTCGCCAACGGCGAATCAGCAATGCCGTATTGGGCCGCACAACAGGCGTTGCGCCGTTTGATCATCCAACATCTAGTGCGACATAAGAATTTTTTCGCGAGGCAGATGTTGAGCGATATTCGCCAACATTTTCCGTGGTTTCGTGCCCGTCACGATGCACTGCAATAGCGGTTTGCGAGGCACAACATCTTGACGATGCACGGTTTTCGTGGCGATGCTTCGCGCGTACCGTTTTTGGGGCGAAGCTTTGCCCCGGTCTCGGTGTTTTTGTAGTCCCCCACTACATGCAAAAACGGCGTCGGTTCATGGCTCGCTGGCCGGTGGACCGACGTTTTTTATTGGGAGCTCGCCTTGAGCGAACACACGCCTTGGTATGGCTGGCAGCGTTGGCGCAAGCGTGCACGCCATCAACTCAGAGAACATCCATTGTGTGCGATGTGCTTGCAGCAAGGCGTGGTCTGCCCCGCAACCGTGGCTGACCACGTGCAAGCCCATAGAAGAAACCAGCGGGCCTTTTGGTTTGGTACGCTGCAAAGCCTATGCGCTGCACATCACAACAGCAGCAAACAGCTTGTTGAGCTGCATGGTTACAGCACCGATGTCGATGCCGATGGCTGGCCGCTCGACCGCAACCATCCTGCCAACAGACAGCGCAGCAATTAGTACGGTCGGTTTATTTCATAACGCGCCGGGCCGCCGGGGTCCTTTCCATCGAACGGGGCCCGGGGGGGATGGTCCGCGTAACCACCGGCCCGCTCCGCGAC